AATGAAGCTAATGCTATACCTAGGCAAAACGAACTATTTAAATTTAGTGTAGGTGGTGATAATGATGCTTTAGATTATGTTTATCAAGCTATTGAGAAAGCTAAAGAGCTATGAACGTAGACCCAAACAGGACTCAATGGAAGGTTGGGGTACCTTTGATGATTCTGGAATATCCAAATCACGCTGAACTGGCACATCTTAGCCAGCGAATTGCTGACATAATAATTATAAGGATATTAGATAATAATAAAAAAAGGAAAAAATAACATGGATTCAAAAGATTTAACTAAAATAGAACGCAGTTTGTTTATTAAAATGCTGACCGGTGCGGATATGTTAGCAATAGAAGAACAATTCTCAATTAAAAGAAATATTATTAAAGAGATTGTAAATAATATTTTTAAAAAGTTTAATGTACAATCAAAACCAGAATTACTAGCTAAATATATGTCTAGTTTTATTATTCAAAAAAAGGAAAAAAACAATGGATAAAAATCAAGATTTATATGATGTTGTATTGTATTCAATAGAAGAAAAAGTTAAATACTTAAGAAAAGGTTTAAATCTTGAGCAAGCTACTGAGTATATGAATCATCATGAGACCATACCTCATACAATGATTGGCCTAGTGCCTCATAATGACGGAGAAGAAGACATTAGATTATAAAGATAAGGGCAAATTTTTAATTAACTTAATAACAAGGGGATAACTATGACAACTGAAGAAATGGCGTTAAATCACTATTTAGCAAGCCCGGAGGGCATAGACTACGTTGAAGGTGTTAATGATTACATAAATACTGGTTGTTTTAACGAAAACAAAAGACAATCTAGTCATTATGGAACTGGTTTTGCTGATAGCTATGCAAACTGTCAAAGTCCTTGCGCTGTTGAAACTGTTTATAAACGATTTCATTATGGAGAAGGTTAATGGCTAGAGATTATTGGAACGGTGACGATATAGAATATGAAAACTTTTATGATGAACATTGTGATGATGAATATTTAAAACAAGATTTGTTAACGGATATTATAAAAGACAGAAAAAAATTAATGTATTTATTAGAAGATACAGATTATTTTCAAGATATGCTTAATACTAAAATTAGTATTTTATTTAACGAAAGAGGTTTTAATGAATGAAAAAATTAACAAAAGCTAAACAAGAAGTTTTAGTGTTTATGTTATTAGGTGATTCATACGCTGAAATGGCTGTAAAGTGCAATAAGACTGAGCAAACTGTAAGGACTACGGCTGCTAGGATTTTTAAACATTTTGGCATTAAATCAGGTACTAATGGCGGTGGTAGGCATCAAATTATGGCCATGTACATAGACCAAGAAAAGTTACAAACTGAAATTAATAAAATGATAAGCTAACGGTGGTTTTATGTTTGAACTTTTAATTATTGTAATGCTTAAAAAAGATATTCAAGTGGTAAGCTTTGAAGTAGAAGTTTGTCCACTTGTATCTGAAATAGAAAATTTAAAAGAAGAATTTAAAGTTAACGAAATAGTTGATGTTTCTTGTGAATATAAAAACAAGAAAATTTCTTTTTAATATTCTTAGTTATTCTTAGTATTTAATTATTTAAATTTTATTTTACTAAGAATTACTAAGAGGTTATTAAGTTAGTATGTTTTATTGGACAATAACAGTTTATTAAAGTTCATTATTTTTTATCGTTATTTTTGATGAACTAATTTTTTATTTTGTTGTCGTAATAAGTATTAAAAACTAGAATTTTATATTAATTATTTTTAATTAAACAAGCCGGGAGTAAAGAATGGAACGAGGTACACCGACACACAAGGTCAGTTGTATAGATTGTGGAAGCAGCGATGGAAAACAAATATTTGAAAAACAGGATGGTAGTACTAACAGTTATTGTTTTGCATGTGAGAAATTTGATCCTATGACTAACGATATAACACCTATAAAATCTGCACTTGTAAAACCTAAAGTTTTTAATTTAAACGATTATCGTAAATTACCCTCTGCTGATATTCCGGACAGAGCTTTAAAAAAAGAAACAGTTGCTTTGTTTGGCGTAAAGTTAGAGTTTGATGAAGTTACCGGTAAGATAAGCAAACATTATTATCCCGACACCAAGCAAGGAAAACTTACAGGCTACGAGGTGCGTTCAGTTGCAGATAAATTATTTTCTAGTGTAGGAGATAGGCGTGGTGCTGTCGATCTATGGGGTCGTGAAATAGCTTTAAAGCATGGCTCTAATAAGCTCTTTATTACTGAGGGCCGTTGTGATGCTATGGCTTTGTATCAATGCATAGTTGAAAACACAGCACCAAAATATAAAAACTATTTGCCCTCTGTTGTTAGTCTTACACGTGGTGCATCAGGTGGTCATAAAGATATTATAAACAATCGTAGTTTTATTGAGAAGTATCGAGAAGTAGTGCTAGTTTTGGATAACGATAAAGCTGGAGAAAAAGTGACTAAAGATATATTAAAATCTTTTCCAAGTTTTAAAGTTTGCAAGCTTCCACTTAAAGACGCTAATGATATGTTATTAGCCGGTAGAAGCAAAGAGTTGTATCAAGCAGCGGTTTGGGATTCTACAATACAGCGTTTAGGGGAAACTATTTCAGTTGATGACGCTTTAATTGAAGAAGCATTAGCTCGCCCAGTTATGGGTCTTAGTTACCCTTGGCCCAGCTTAGACCGCCTTACCTACGGTATACGCGAATCAAACATAGTTATTCTGGGTGCAGCACCAAAGCAGGGCAAATCTGAGTTTAAGAACCAGTTAGTACACCATTTAACTATGTTTCATGGTAAAAAGGTTGGCGTGTATGATCTTGAGGCGCACCCTGTTAAAACACTTAAACAAGTGGCTTCAAAGGAAGCTAAAACTAACTTTTTAAAACCGGACAACACTTATTGTGATGATTTGCTTAGGGACACTTTGAATAAGTTCAAAGGAAAAATTTCTTTGTATGACAGAGCCGGGTCAAGGGATTGGGAAGATATTCGTGTAGCTATTGAAGAACAATATTTATTAGACGGCATACAACATTTTTTCTTAGACCCATTAAGTGCATTAGTTAGTAGGCTTAATTCTTCACAAGGAAATGATGAACTAAATTTAATTTTAACGGATATGGCTGATCTTGTTAACAAGTACCCAATTACTATTTTTGCTTTTACTCATTTAAATCCTAAAATGAAGGGCGTAAAATCTCATGAAGAAGGTGGCAAAGTTTTGAGTCAAGAGTTTTCTGGATCCCGTGCATGCGAGAAATGGAGCAATCTGGGCCTTGGAATTGAGAGAGATCGCAGTGATTCTTGCCCAGAGGAACAACGAAACTACAGCAAGCTTAAGATATTGTATTGTCGGGATTGGGGAAATTACGGATCTGTTGATTTGTTTTACAACACACAAACTACTGAATACCTTGAACCTAAACGGTTTTAATTAAGGAACATTATGATTTACGTTATAGATATAGAATGTGACTCGTTAACACCTACAGTAATACATTGTATGGTTGTAGGCTCGGAGTCTTTTACTGATTACAGTGCAATGAGAAAGTTTTTACTTGCTCTAACTAAAGAAGACCGTATTGTAGGTCACAATTTTATTCGTTACGATTTAATAGCCCTACAAAACATACTTAATATAAAAATAAAAGCTAAAATTGTAGATACCCTAGCACTTAGTTGGTATTTATATCCGAATAGAAACAGACATGGTTTAGAATCTTTAGGTGTTGAGTTTGGTATACCTAAACCAAAAGTTCTGGACTGGAAATCTGCATCTGTTTCAGTGTACCTTCACCGCTGCACAGAGGACGTTAAAATTAATACTATGCTCTGGGAACGTATAACAGCTTTTTTGACGGAGTTATACGGAGAAGAAGCATACTGGCCTTTGGTAGACTACCTTAGTTTTAAAATGCATTGCGCGGCCTTACAAGAGCGAAATAAGTGGAAGTTAGATGTTCCGGGTGCTGAAGCACTACTTTCTGAGTTAACTGAAAAGCAACAAGAAGCTTTAACATTACTTCAAAAAGCAATGCCAGATGTACCAGTATTTCGTAAAGTTACTAGACCTAAAAAACCTTTTAAGACTGATGGAACCCTTTCATCTACAGGTAAAAAATGGGATGCAATTTGTACTGAGTTTAATATTGATTTTAACAGCGAACAAGAACACAAAATAGAAAACGGTTACAGCTCACCTAAAGCTACTAGCCCTATTCAAATAAAAAATTGGTTACACAGTTTAGGGTGGAAACCTATTACGTTTAAATATGTTGATGATGGTGAAGATGAACGTGGTTATTCAAAGAAAAGAGCAGTGCCTCAGATAAAAAAAGATGATGAATTATGCAACAGTGTAATTAAATTAGTTAAAGAACACCCTGAACTTAGCCATTTAGAAGACCTAGGTATAACTAGTCACCGTAAAGCATTAGTATCTGGGTTACTTAAAGCTGAAGTAGATGGGTTTGTTGTAGCTGCTGTACAAGGGTTTACAAATACCCTTCGTTTTAAACATCAAGTTTGTGTTAATCTTCCTAGCTCTCGTAAAAAATATGGTTTACAAATAAGGTCATTACTTACAGCTACGGAAGGCAACGAAATATGTGGTTCAGACATGCAATCCCTTGAAGATCGAACTAAGCAATCTCTAATGATGCCATTTGATCCGGATTACGTGGCCCAGATGAATGTTCCGGGATATGATCCACATTTAGACATTGCTGTTGAGGCTGGTTTTTTAACACAAGAACAATCCGATGCTTACAAACAAGACGATTTTAGTAAAGATACTAAAGAATATTTATCAGCCCAGAGGTTTAAAGGTAAGACTACTAACTATGCTAGTACTTACAAAGCTGGTGCAGAAACTATAGCTAGAGGTGCTGGAGTTTCTTTGTCAGAAGGTAAAATTCTTAAGGATGCTTATTGGTCTCGTAATTGGAGTTTAAAAGCTATTGAAGAAGATCAAGTTACTAAACAAGTTAACGGCATGACTTGGTTGTTGAACCCAATCTCTAAATTTTGGTATGTACTTAGGAACTCTAAGGATGTTTTTAGTACTCTTAATCAAGGTATGGCCACGTATTGTTTTGACAAGTGGTTGCAAGAAATTCTTAAAAAAGATGTAAAACTAATAGCACAATTCCACGATGAAATTATTATTGAAATACCTAAAGGGTACAGGAAAGGTGTTACCAAATATCTTAAAGAATGTGTACAAAAAGTAAATCTAGAACTAGGTCTTAATAGAGACTTAGATATAGACGTGGAATACGGAAATAATTATTCTGAAATCCACTAATTTGACCTGCTGTATTAATAATGATACAGTTCTAAAATACAACTAAAGGAAAATATTATGGCTATTAAAAGAACTGGTGAAATAAGTAAAAAGAACGATCTTGAACCAATCCCTAATTTAGATGCTGGTGAACATGAAGGTCGGTTGCGTTACGTTGCTGACTTGGGTTTACACACTAATGAGTACAAAGGTGAAGTTAAACCAAACGTGCAAAAACTTGCTTTAGGTATTGAAATTGTTGGTGAAACAATAGAAATTGATGGAGAAACTAAACCACGATTGTTGTGGACTAGTGCTTTTAATATCTTTCACCAAATGACTGAAAAAGGTAAAGAGTTACAATTTTATAAAGTGTTTGATACTTTAGCAACAGAAGGTGTAATAGCTGATTGGGACTCAGTAATAAACGAACCTTGTAATGTGACAGTAGTACACGTTAAAGGTAAAGGTGAAAACTCTGATAGGACTTATGATAACATTGCTTCTGTATCACCTATCCCTAGTAAGTACAAAGCAGCTGTAGCAGAAGGTTTAATTACTGACGGTTGTACAGGTGATGTTGAAGATGAAAACAACCCTGCACAAGTAGCTACATTTGGTTTACCGGCATGGTTTATTGCTAATCGCATAAGTGTTAAAGCCATGAAAGAAGCTCCGGTTGAACCTGAAAGAGAAGAAATTTTTGATGATGCTGTACCGTTCTAATGCATGCATTAATTGATGGAGATATACCAAAGTACGCTATAGCTTTTGCTTGCCAACGTGATGTTTACACTGACGGCAAGCAAGAGTTTTTTGTTCGTAAATCTCTTGCTGGTATGGAAGTTGTTTCATTAGAAACTGAAGAAACACAACATTACCCTGAGTTAAGATCCAAGAAAGCTGTACTAGAAGAAACAAGATTAACTCATTCAAGGATTGATGTTGACCCAGTGGCTAATTGTTTACACTCAGTCAAAGTAATGATTGACGGTATAATTAAAGCCTCTGGTGCTACTAGTTATTCTGTGTACCTTACTAAAGGTGAATGTTTTCGTTTTAAACTATCACCTATCTATAAAGCCAATCGAGCAGATGTTCCTAAACCAGTACTAATACCTGAAATTCAAAAGTATTTAATTAATAAATACAATGCTCAATTTTGTACTGATATAGAAGCTGATGATGCTTTAGGTATTGCTCAGTGCCAAGATCCAAGAAAAACCATTATTTGCACTACAGATAAAGATTTAGATATGATCCCCGGAAGCCATTACAATTGGAATAAAGAATCTGTGTATCAAGTTTCATCTGACCAAGGGTTAAGATTTTTTTGGCAACAAGTTCTTACTGGGGATTCAGTTGATAATATTATTGGGCTTAAAGGAATTGGGTGCAAAACTGCTTTAAAGTTATTAGCTGATGTACCAACTAAAGATTGTAAAGAATTTTGTTTAAATGAATATCTTAAAAGAGACAGAACCAAAGAAAATTTTATTTTAAATTGTAAATTATTATGGATATTAAGAAAACCATTGAGTGAAACTTATGCGCTTAAAGCCTAAAGAAGTACAAGGCTATCGAAAAAAGTTATTGTTAGAACAAGATGGAAAGTGCGTTCTTTGCACTAAAAAAATTTACAAAGGCCAAGATGCACTTGACCACTGCCATGATTCAGGAAGAGTTAGAGCTGTTCTGCACAGGAACTGTAACTCAATTGAGGGTAGGATTAAACACTGGGCTAAAAGATCAGGATATAATCCAGTACTATTTTTACAAGCTGTTATAAAACACTGGAATGGAGATTATCAACACCTTCCTTTTCACCCCAATCACAGAACTGATACTGAAAAACAAATCCGTAAACTCAAACGAAGCATG